TGTTTTAAAGTGTTCTTACACTCTTTACATTTCTTCAATAAGATCCATTTTAATAGAAAAGAAAAAAGAAATATAAGAAAGAATAATGGTTGGTACTTCTCACCCTGTGTCATCCCTCCCAAACCGATAACAAATCTATTTATGACTTATTTTATATTATGAAGTAATAGGCTTTTACCCTAGTTACTATGGTCTAGCTAATCCACTTTATTGATGTTCTTTATCAAATATTCTTTTCCTAAGAGCTAGAAAAATATCCTGGTTGTTGTTGTAATACTATCATAAATTTATTAATATACAAACTACGAAAGTAATGTGAATTACTAATAGTAAAAGGACAGTGTACAGGATTGACTTGGGGCAACTCAAGTCTTTCTTGTTTCTAAATGAAAAAATGACAGAAGATGTTGAAACAAAAGACTGTGGGGTTTGTTTGATTCCACACTGGGAGGACCAGCTTGATCAATCTGGTTTGTGTCCTACTTGCTCTGTTGATGTAATAGAATAAAAAATTTTTTTTACTTCCTACGGCAAAACTATAAGGTATATATAATACAAAAATGATTCCTTTCCCAGATAAAAAATACAATATTATATACGCAGATCCACCCTGGTCATTTAAGAATTTTAGTAAAAAAGGTGAGGGTAGAAATCCTAATCAGCATTATGAAACACAAGACTTGAACTGGATTAAGTCTTTGCCTGTGAACGATATAGCAGACAAAGATTGTGTTTTATTCCTATGGGTAGTCAACCACTCTTTGCCCCAAGCATTTGAAGTTATTGATAGTTGGGGATTTACTTACAAGACAGTAGCTTTTAATTGGGTTAAGAAGAATATGAAATCTGAAGGTTTTTTTACTGGTTTGGGATATTGGACTAGGGGAAATCCAGAGCTTTGTTTATTAGCTACAAAAGGAAAGCCAAGTAGAGTTTCTAAAGCTGTAAGAGAATTAGTAATAGAGCCACGATCAAGGCACAGTAAAAAACCTGACAGAATTAGAAATGATATTGTAGATTTATGTGGTGATCTACCTAGAATTGAACTATTTGCTAGGAATACCACACAAGATTGGGACACTTGGGGGAACGAAATTAATTAATAGGATCTTGTAAATCCTTGGGGGCTGTTCTTCCTTTAATTCTTGGATATGTTTTTGGTTTATGTGAATTACAGTATTTGAATTTGTTATACTTAGAAATAATTGTGGAGCAACCTTTTTGAACACAGGTTCTTCCACTACTATAAGAAGTAGAGGGTTTATGATTAGGATATTGATTTCCTTTGATATAATCGCTCATAAGTATTTAGTATAGAAGGAGAAAAGATGCCGAAGGGTAATTACTCATACAAAAAAGGTATGAAGAAAAACAAAAGTAATCGTAGAAAAAAAAGATAATGGCAAGACCGAGATGTTCGTTAAATGATGTTTTAGGGGAAACTTGTAGAAAACAAAGAAGGACAAGTTCTCCCTACTGTTCTCTGAAATGTAAAAATAGATTTCATTATGTTAAGAATAAAAAAAAGGATGAAGAACTAAAACCAAAAAGACCTCAAGATTCTACAGCTAGAGGTAAATACTATAATGACTTTGTTAAAGAGTATGGTGAAGCGTTAGTAGATAAACTATATACTCATCAACAAGTTGCTGACAAGATAGGTGTTTCAAGAAGTCTTGTTACAAAGATGTATATAGCGTACCTAGAAGATAAAGAAAACTTTGAAGCTCAAAAGACTTGGAAAACACCTTTAGCTGCAAAGAAGTCATTAAAAGATTTTAAAGATTTTAGAGATAGGTACTTTAGAACAGAAACAGGAGAGAAATACGAAACAGCTGACTTTCACGAAAACTGGATCAATCATATTGTTCAAGCTATAGAAGATGGTGGACAACAGATGATTCTCTCACCACCACGACACGGCAAGACTGACCTACTTACTCACTTCGCTGTATGGCAGATTTGTAAAAATCCTAATGTAAGGATTATGTGGGTTGGTGGTAATGAGGACATAGCCAAAAACGCAGTAGGTGCTGTATTAGATACTTTAGAAAATAATGAACAACTCACTGATGATTTTTGTGGTCCAGGAGAAAAGTTCCAACCTAAAGTTAGATCAGGAAAATCTTGGTCATCAGGACAGTTTACTGTAGGAACAAGAACTGTAACTGGTATTAAATCTCCAACAATGGTTGCTGTAGGTAAAGGTGGAAAGATTCTCTCAAGAGATTGCGATTTGATTATTGCTGATGACATTGAGGACCACGGAACAACTATTCAACCAAGTGCAAGAGAACAGACAAGACAGTGGTGGACTACAACTCTTTCATCAAGAAAAGAGGAACATACAGCTATTGTTGTTATTGGTTCAAGACAGCACCCTGAAGATATTTATAACTTTCTTTTAGACAACCCAGAGTTTGATACTTTAGTTGAAGAAGCTCACAGTTCAGAATGTATATTACCTGAACTAGAAGTAGAAGAACATAATGAATGTATGTTATGGCAAGGTAAGAGAAGTTATAAATGGTTACTCTCTCAAAAGAACAATGCTGATACCACAGGAGGTAGAGCAATATTTGAAATGGTGTATTTGAATAAAGCCTTTGTTGAAGGTATTACAATGTTTAACTCAGAAGATATAGATCAATGTAGAGATATGAATAGAAGGGTAGGACATATTCCTGCTAACACTCATTTGATTGCAGGACTTGATCCAGCTTCTACAGGTTTTCAGGCTTGTTTCTTGTGGGCAGTTGATTCTGATACTGGAATGATGTATCTAGTGGATATTGAAAATGAAGAAGGTGGTGGAATCTTACAAGCTAAGAAGTCAATAAAAAAATGGTATAAAAAGTACAACTTAGCTCACTGGGTTATTGAAGAAAACGGATTTCAAAAAGCTATTAGACAAGATACCGAAATAAAAGACTACTCATCACGAATGGGTATTCATTTAGAAGGTCATCAGACACAGAAAAACAAATTTGATCCTATTTATGGTGTTGGAAGTATGCAACAGCTGTTTGAGCAAAAACTAATAAGTTTGCCTTATGGCGATACAGAAAGCGAAACTAAGAGTAATATATATCGTAGACAACTAATTTATTTTTCATCTGCTGCTAACAGGGCAAGTAAGGCGAAAAGTTATAAATCTGATGTGGTAATGGCTAGTTGGTTTCCATTGAAGGTTATAAGAAGATTAGGCAAAGAGCGACTAGCTGAGGTAGGATTGGATTATAAACCAAGTTATGGAGAGTGGGATTTGAGTGAAATCAACGAAGCTCCCTGGAGTTAATTATGGATGCAAGTGAATTACAAGATAAAATAACGCAGTTACATTACGATAACCAAGATGCCTATGCAACAAGAGGTCGTATTCGTTCCATAATGAATGGTGGTCCTTCAGGAATCCTAGCTTTACTAGGCGACCAGATCAAAGGTTTTCAAGATTGGCAAGTACCAGTTCCTAACTTAATGTCCACAGGACTAGAACACTTAGCTCAAAAAATAGGTCGTATTCCAAATTTAAAGATTGATATTCCAAACGATAGAGATTCTGAAAGGTCCAAACAAAAAGCAGAGAAGATGTCAAGAATCATATCTGCTTATGATGAGAACCAAAGACTAGATATACAAATGCCACAAGTTGGTAGATGGCTACCTGGTTATGGTTTTGCTGTTTGGGTTATTAGAGAAAAGAAAGATGCTAATGGAGTTCCTTATCCTTGTGCAGAACTAAGAGATCCATACAACTGTTTCCCTGGTTATTTTGGTGCAGACCAACAACCAAAGGAAATGTCTATAGTTCGTAGAGTTCCAAAATATGCACTTGCTAAAGTCTATCCAAACTTTAAAAAACAAATTTATGACAAAGATATGGGTACTGGACTATCTATTGGTAGTGGTTCAGCTTCACCTTATACAGATTCTTATTCAGGTTCTTGGGCTAACTCAAACGGACAAGGTGATTTAATATCAGAATATTACTGTGAAGAAGGAACTTATATATTCCATATGTCATCAGGTACAGTATTTGATTTTATTCCTAATCCATTATCTAGTGGTCCTGCTTTCGTTGTAGCAAAGAAATTTTCATTTGACCAGCTACAAGGACAGTATGACCAAATAATTGGATTAATGGCAGCTATGGCAAAGATTAATGTTATGAGCATTATTGCTATGGAAGATGCAGTATTTACTGAAACAAACATTTCAGGTGAACTTGAATCAGGACAATATAGAAAAGGCAGATTTGCTGTAAACTATTTAGCTCCTGGTACACAGGTTTCTAAACCTGCATCAAATGTTCCTTATCAGATTTTCCAACAGATAGATAGAGTTGAAAGACAACTAAGAGTTGGTGGAGCATATCCAGTTACTGATGACTCACAATCTCCACTTAGCTTTGCTACTGGTAGAGGTTTAGAAGAACTTGGTGCAAGTATGTCATTAATGATTAGAGAATATCATACCATTATGTCTGATGCTATAGAACAGACAGATGCTAAAAGACTTGAATGGGATAACATTATGTATGGTGGTAAACCAAAACAGTTATCAGGATATTCAAATAATAAATTCTTTTCAGAGAAATATGATCCAGAGAAAGATATAGGTTTTAATTACAAGACACGCAGAGTCTATGGTGCTATGGCTGGTTATGATGAACCACAGAAGATAGTTACAGGGCTGCAATTACTTCAGGCAGGTATTATAGACACTCAAACCCTACAAGAAAATATGGATGGGTTAGATAACATAGTTAGAGTTAATGAACGAATAACTAGAGAAAAAGCAGATAAAGTTTTATTTGATACTTTACTTGCACAATCACAAGCAGGAGATCAAAGAGCAACAATGGCTATTGTTGAAATTAGAAAGAATCCTGGTGATGTAGAAAATATTTTAGATAAGTTCTTTACTCCTCAAGAACCTCAAATGACTGAGGAAGAAGTATCTTTTGTAGAAGAAGCAGGACCAGGTGGACAATCCTTGCCACCACAAGGACCACCTGGGATTGCACAAATGTTACAAGGAATGGGTGGATAGTGAGTATTAATAAAAAGTTTGCTGATATAGTTCATAACTCTTTATGGGATGTAGATGAACAAGGTAATGATATATTATTAGAAGAAAATTTAAAAGAACCACATTTTTTTACTGACCAATTACCACCACTTGTATTTCCATTTGGTTATATGATTATTAGTTCAACATTTGCTTATTATGATGAGGAAGAAGAAGATGGCAACGAGATCACCGAGTAACAAAAAAGTAACAAATAGAAACACTAATGTTCCACCTCCAGCAAGGAACTATGCAGATAATAC